GTTCATAATTTCCGTCACAGTCTATACGATCCAACGAAGAACGATGCGTAGTTGGTGCTCGTCCAACGTCTGCCAAGAACGCTTCAAAACTATCTACCCAAGGCTGGTGCACCTTGATTCCCCGACCGCCGTAATTGGCATAGTGGGTGGTATTTGGGTTAAAGCATCGGCGTTTCATATTGATCCACGCTGAGTATTCCTTCGACTTCCACATACCGTGCCGTGCCCGTGCTATGTTGCTTTCGGTTATACCACAGGACGTAGAGCAGGACTTAACACCAGAATTTAGGTTGTTGTTGGACTTGAATGCTTCCTGCCCACACTCACAACGGCACAGCCAAAGCACGTTCCCATGCCCATCACGCCCTCCTTCTGCTATAACAGTCAACTTACCTTGGACTATGCCAGTCCAGTTGCGCTTTCTTGCCACGTTTATCTCCTTGTATTTACATGATGGTTAGGGTATAACCTAACCACCAAATTATGTAAATATCTATTTCTTGTCAGCGGCGAAGAGGTAACCGTTACTCATAGCCCACTGGGTAAAGGCTTTGTTGGTCATAACTAGGGCTTGGCGCCCGTATTTCGGTGCACGGACACCATTGGCGAACATACCCTGCGCCTCTTTGTCGAGGCGGTTCATGTATGTCATCCAGTTGTCGATCCAGTCTTTCTCGATGGTGGCCAGCGTCCGATACACAACCATACACACGGCGGCCGCCGATGTCGGAACCTTGGCATTCAGCGGGTCTTTCTTGATGCTCTCGAGCGAGGGCAGCTGATCCGCCAGCTTGACGAACGCCATCAAGTCCATCGCACCGCGTGCCCCGATAGTGCCCATGAGCGCAGCGGTGATGGTCTGGTCATCCATTACACCGCGTTCCTTCAAGATGTCAGACGCCGCTTCCAATGAGCGAGGCGTGACGAACGCCGCGCGCTGCTGTTTGGGATGGAAGATGTATGGGTTGTCGTCGGGGTTGTTGTAGTCGTCGAACCCGTGGAACAGCTGCGGGTTATCCTTGCACCAGCCAAGCAGGGTGTGATCCACGCTGTTGTTGATAGCCCACTCGATCCAGTCCATGTTGGACGGCTTCTTACCCGTCACGACAGTGATGCGGTTGCGGGCATGTGGTGGCAACAAGTCACCCACACCCTCTGCGCCAAGGTTGGTAGTAGCAAAGATGATGCTGTCAGGGTGCAGCGTGTAGCCACCGATCTTGCGCTCCAGCATGAGGCGCAGCAGGGCATTCTTCACCGATGGGTTAGCCTTACCATACTCGTCCACCATCAGGATGATCGGCCCGCCGTGATGGGCACCAAGTTCTTCGTTGGTGGCATAGGCCACGTAGGCTGCATCGCTGCCTGCCTCTGCAATACGCGGCAGGGTAATGTCACCCAAGTCCTTGGTGGTGCAGTCGAAGTAGCATGCCGTATGGTTCGGCAATGCGGCCGACAGGGTTTTGAGCAACGATGATTTGCCCGTGCCCATGTGGCCCTGCACCAAAGTGGTGCGCTTGTGGCCCGTGGCCTTGATGAGGTTTGCGATCTGGTCGAGGTTCAGTGCATACATCGAGATTGCGTTGTTAGCCATTGTAGTTCTCCATTTGAATTTGCTGTTAGGATTTAGCCTAACGGGTTAGTTTGCTTTCAGTGTCTCGGGCAGAACAGCGCCCAACTTACGAAGGTCGTCCACTACAGGGGCTACGCAGGCGGGTAGCTGTGCCTTCACCTCGTCCTTGGGGATATAGTGGTGCAGTTCAGGCTCCAAGATTTCATACAGCTGCTTGAATGTCTTGGCTGCCTCGAGGTTATCGCGCACACGCTTTGACACACTTCTCCGCAAATCCTCCTGCGCAAAGTATGCGTCGGCAAGACCAGATGCGGCTACTGCCGTAACAACAGCACGGTATAGTGAGTCTGATGGTAGCCTGCTGGCGTGGTCAACGTCGTCCATGCGTATAACCATGTGACTAGCTAGCCCATACACTTTAAAGTCATCGTTGCGCATCCACATGGAAATACTTTCGTTCCCTTTGCGGACGTCGATAGTGGATGATACAACATAATCACGCAGGTTTTCGTTGGCATAGATAGTTGCCACCTCTGGCGGCAGTTGCTTGACCACCGTGTCCTGCACCAGCTTGTGGATTTCTACCCTATAGTCCCTGCTTGGTAGGTCTTTCATGATGTCCCGAATCATGCTCTCGCGCAGGTCTTTTGTTACTCGTGTCATTCCATCTCTCCTTGTTTAATTAAGTTCCTTGCGCTTCGCCTTGCAGCTTGCGCAGTCGCATTGTTCTGTGGACGTGCTGCGGTAGTAGTTCTTAATCTGCACCGCGAGTTCCATGACGATGTGCATGGCGTCTTCTTCGCTGTCGGCATACTGGGTCACAACGACCCCACACACGGACACCACACCGATCAGTGATAGTTCCTCTGGTAGCGCCGCGGTTACGGCGTCCATGATGTCAGAAGTAGCTGATTTAGTCATTCCGTCTCTCCTTGTTTTTTTGTTTCGTCTTCCACCCAAGGTGCGAAGATGCGTATATACGTTAGGCTTTCGTCTAACACTTGTTTGTGGTCGACATATTCTTTGTCGTGCGAACCCCACTCGTAAGTTTTGTCTGAAAGAGACCAAAAGAACGAGTCCCACTGAAGCATCTGTTCTCCCCACACAACTCGTATGTCTTTGATCGCATCAAGCCATAAGTCGAAATCGTTTGTTCCCCCTAAGTATATAAGACCGTCTTCTTTCCAGTGTTCGTACCACCTAGGTTCCATGTTCGGCTCCCTCCATCTCTCCTTGTTTTGTTAGGGTCAATCCTAACAGGTCAGCCCGTTCACCATCTGTGAACAGGTATGGTGCAAACACCGCCAAGTATCTGGCGATGCTAATCTCGTCGTGCACTGCTACGATGCTCGCAGCACCGAACCACCGATAGAACTTGCCCTTCTCAAACTCTAGAGGGAAGGTAGCATTGTCCATTGACCTACCCGTGATGTGTCGGTGGATCGCACTCGCGGGCCAGTATGAAACGTAATCATCGTCATTATCTTCATACTGGCAGACTAAGACGCCCGTATCTATCAGCCACAGGTCAGCTGGCCCGCAGCCGCCGAGAAAGCCAGCCACCTCAAAGCTATTTTCTACATCGTCGTTTATGTCACACCACCGATGTTTCATATCACCACCCCAACGACGGCAGCGCCTTGATCGCCTCGTCGACAGCCTTCTTGGTGTTGCGGCGCAGGTAGGCGTCGTCCTTCACAGCCTCTGCGTTGACACCACGGAACGCGGCCGACAGCTTGCGCTGCAACAGCTGCATATTCATATCGCCCGTCAGGTTGCACGTCTCCATCAGGTCAAGCACCTCTAGCATGCGGTCAAACACCGATGCGAAGATGCGCGGTGACTTGCCTTCCTCGGTCTTGTCGGCCAGCTGGCGTGATAGTGTAGTGAGAATGTCGAACAGGCGCTGCCAGATGTCTTTCATGGCGCCCGTCAGTTGGTTGGTGTAGTGCGTCTCATACTGCTCCTTGAGTGAGGCAAACGCATCGTTCGCAATGTCCAGCCGCCAGTCGCCAGCATCGGGCAATGGGATGTAGTTGAAGCGGAACGTGAACTTGCTCCGCAATTCGTCCATGTTAGGATACTCCCTAACATCAAACAGCGCGCCCAGCTTGGCCTGCGCCGCTGCCACCTCGAGGTCATACTGCGCAAGGAACGCCTCGACCATGCGGAAGAACTCGGCTTGCAGGGCGGTCATGTGCTGGTGGTATGTGAAGTATTTCGGCGTTGGCAGCAGGCGGGGGCCCGTGTCAGACCAAGGCAGCGTGCTGTTGTAATGCCAGTTCCTTACATTGGCCGAGAACTTGACCAACGCATCCAGTTCATCGCATGCGCCTAGCAGGCTCTTGGTTACGCGCGCCACGCCCTTGTCGGCATTGTTCGCCGTGGTCACATCTTCACCCGCTCGCTTGTCCTGCTTGCGGCCCGTCCATACACCGATGCCCAGTTCTACAAGCATGGACGAGGACGAGATGGATGCAGCCTTGGGGGCAAAGTTCAGTTCCATTTGGGTCATGTGGTTCGTATTCATGGTGTCTCCTTGGTGTTAGGATTTAGCCTAACAGTTGATTTGAAATTGATCCGTCTCGCTCACTCGTTACGCTCGCTTCGCTTACTCGTTACTATCACTTAACACCATAATACACTATATGGCGCTCTAAGTCAATAGATGTGAACAATTTAGCCCACACCTGAACGTGTTTCTTCTAGCATGGCCCCATATAATTTGATCACGTCGATGTTACGGCGCAGCGTATTTGCGTGTTCATGAAATTTTGGAAACGCCTCTAGCCTTCTTAGATGCGCAACATGATCTTGCAGGTCAGCTAGCCACGCACCCTTGTAGTCTGATGTGTAGGCGCGGATACTACTGTCGATATAGTTCCCGATACGCCACAGGCTGACCTCTCCGTTGATGTTACACAGAAACTCTGCGTTTCCAGACGCTGCCGCTGCTGGCTTAAACAGGGGCTTCACTTCGTTCTCGTTCTCGGTCATGGCTGCGCCCCTCGAAGCATACGCATATACAGGATGATGGTTTCGTAGTTGCGGTCTATGGCAATGATTGTTTTGTTGCTCGTGTATTTGGTCGCTCTAGCTATGTGGTCTTTTACACCCTCCTCTCCGATCAACCAGATACCATAGCTGTCCGCACCGTATATTCGCAGCGTGGGCGGCTCGCCTACGTCCCACATGCTAAGTTCGCCGTTGATGTTACAGATGAACCTAGCCTTCTCGATTAGTGCTAGCCCCGGCCTGAACAGGGGCGTTACTTCGTCCTCGGTCTCGGTCATGGTTCCACCTTCAGCATAGCCGCGTAAACTAGGATCGTGTCCATGTTACGGCGCAATATCTCTGCGTGATCCCGCATGGTCGGCCACCTATCAAGTATTTCTAGGTGTTTCTCATGAGCTTCCACTAGGTCTATTACTTGTGCGCCGCAGGAACGTGCTGTGTATACGCGCAGAGTGCCGTTCATATTCCACAGGCTAACTTCGCCGTTGATGTTGCACACGAAATACCCACGCAAGGCGAGCGCTGGGCCGTGCAGCGGCGTTACTTCCACGTCCATCATGTCGGCACTACCTTGTTGTTGATCCCGATCAACTCTGCTCTACTTGTTACCACGAAGTAACCTTGTTTGTGGCCGGGCACCGTGCAGTGCTTAACTGCACGAGCCGACTTGTCGCCGCATGGCAGGCATAGGGTATATCCTAACGCCGCCCGCTTCGGGTTGAACTCTTCACCGCAGTTGTCGCACTTATTCATTTGTTAGTCCCTTTCCTAACACCCAAGGCGCGAAGCACCGCAGGTATGTGTCGATCAGATCGGCTTCCTCGTGGGTAAGCAGGACGTCACCCCAGTTGCCACATATCCTGCGTTGATCTGGCGCTTGGCTTTGGTTTATCTCGCGGTTGTCCCGTATTGGTAGCTGGAAGATGTCCCACTCGTTCAGCTTACCGCCCACGACGTGGATACGCAGGGCGTGCGGTCTCATTACTGTAGGCTCAGTTCTATACCACAGGTCGAACCGCTCCACCCCGCCGATGTATTTGAGGTCGGTTCGATCCATCAGTTCGAGTGCTGTTCTTGGTTCAAACACTTCACTTCCCCTTACGTTTGCGTTCGACTACCTCGAACCAATCACCATCTGCGTCGAAGTCGGGCAGTGCTTTTTGCTGTTCTATGTAGGCTTCCGCATCTTCGATGCTGCCGAACGCTATCGGTGCGATCATAGGGCTATCGTATGGGTCATCGGTTCCATACTGGACAAAATATATCTTCTCCATCTCACACCTCCACCAACAGGTCGACGTCGTAGCAGTTGCAGGCCAGCACGCCATACTCCGCAGCGTCATGGTATCGGGCGAAGTAGGTGTCATCTTTGATGCCGCCGACGAGGGGTAATTTACCGTGGCCTACGTCTTCGATGGTATCCACAAGCCAGCGGTTGAACGCGTGCGCTTCGCTTGGCTCCAGTTGTTCGGTGTCGCCATACAGCACGGGTGCGAGCCAGTGTGCAGGCAGGGATAGTGTGATGGTTTCAAAGCGTGTCATGTCGTGTCTCCTTAATTTGATGTTAGGCTTTAGCCTAACGGGGTTTCTTTGTTTCTTTCTTGTGGCCGTTAAGCCACTCGGCAATTAGCTTGCACGCAGTCTGCGATAGGAACGGCGGCCGCGATGGAAACTCGTGGCCTAGTGCCAGTTCAAACGCCTCTGGCAGATCGTTGTGATCCTTTGGCTTATCCTTGGTGACATACCAGAAGGGCCAGTCGTCGTTGTTGTCCGATGCTGCTCGTGCGCGCCATACTGTCTCGGTCATGTTATCTCTCCTTCTTGTTAGGCTGGAGCCTAACGCATTGTTACTTCGTCGCGTGTCCAGTTCTTGTTGGACTTTAGGAACGCGGTGATCGGGCTTTCCCTGCCATACACCTCGGCAATCTGCCAAGCCTTCGGGCTGAAGCCCATCGTGCCAGCGGCGTATGCTGGGCGCACAATCGTGCTGGTGTGGAGACGCACAGTCTCGAGCACCATCTTATCTTGGTCGTCTGTCATTTTCTCGGCCTCTTGTGGTTATGGTTTTTGCAGGACGCGACGAAGCGGTTCCACTCGCACATCCAAGATAGGGGCAAATGGCACCTGATATTTGGGTTCCTATCTACCTTCTCTAAAATTCTGTGTGGTGATAGCGCATACCGATTCTTGCGCGCAGCTGAATACAAGCCCATTTCATTCCTCTGATTTAAAGTCGTGGAAGGTGCAGGCATCTGCGTTTAGCAGCGGTAGTTTCTCAACTATATCTGCGAGTGAGCGCGCCCACCCGAGAACTTGCTCGGTCTCGTAATAGCTGCGTCGTATCGTGATAACTTTCCACATTTTATTCCTCCTTTTGTTAGGCTGAGTGGAACCATCCAGCCTTGGCGTCATGTTTGTCGTCATATGCCCCAGAGCAGACGAGGCACTGACTCCACCAATACCCGTTGTTGTGAACCTTGTGGCCACGGATCATAAGGCGCTGTTCATAGATCGGCTTGCCTACGTCAGCGGGGTTGAGTTCGGGTGCGTTGCAGGTCGGGCAGCTAAGTTCTGCGGTCATTTGATTTGATCCTTTGGTTAGCCCCTTGGGGCGGTTGTTTGTTAGGCACGTGCCTAGCACGTGCAGTCCTTGCCGAACTTCTCGCACATGAAGCAGTAGTATGCAGTTGCATCGGCTGCCCGATCCTGCACGGGGTCGTCGCTTCTCACGCCGCCGAACTGCTTGTAGGTCTGGATGGCAAAGCCCGCGCCATAGACGCCTTGGCGATGATACATACTGCGCGGGCGGACTGGGCGCACTTGGGGTTGCTCGTTAGTCTGCATCCTAACGCCGCCCACAGCGTCGATCTTGGGGGCGTTGCCTGATCCAACGCGGTTAAATTTATACACGTCACCGCGCGCCACGGCATTGGGCACGAGGTCAGCAAGCAGGGCGCGCATCTGGTCTTTAGTCATGGTGGTCTCCGTTAGTATGCGGACTAACGATCCGCGAGGTTCACTAAAATTTTTTAACTAACACTACTATAGCACGTTATGGCGTTAAATACAATGAATTGGAACGAGATAGTGTGTTCTGGTCAACTTCGGTGGTAACGGCTAGTAAGCGCCGTAATGTCCTATTGTTCTTTCTTTTGTTACTAAGAATATATATATAAGCTATTGAAAAGACTGCAATGTTCCTAGTGTTACTAATGTGGTGCCAAAAACAGATATGCGAGACCGAGGAGTTGGCGGGGGTGTTTTCGGGAGCCTGCCCCTCCGCGCGCAGGGAGGTCGGGTATATATGTTTTGCTGGTAACAATAGGAACATTACGTAAAATCAATGACTTACGACCCCCCAACTGGTAACAATACAAAAAAACAGTAACATTACGTAAAATCAATGACTTAGCACTAGTAACATTACTGGATAGCACCAAATAACAGAACAATACTTCTGTGTATGCGCAAGCGTTTTTTGTATCGTTACTTTTTCACACACGCCCCAAAAGAAAACACTTGACAGCATACACTTTGGATGGCATACACTACGTGTATGCCACCTGACCTGCCGCGCTAGTCCGCCGCCTAACGAGTCAGTCGATGCGGCCCTTAACACTGGCATCGCATGGCGTTAGTCCCCAGCCTAACACAGCCCGTCGAGCCTCTCACACCTTGTCGATGCGGCCCTGAACACTAATATCGGGGGCGTTAGTCTGCGCCCTAACATGCTGCGCTGGGCGGTGGCTCTGTGGGCAAGACCGAATCCGTTGATGCGCCTGCTTGTCGATGCGGTCCTGAACACTGGCATCGGGCGCCAAATTTTAGACATAAAAAAAGGCCAGCCCCGAAGGGCCAGCCTAAGATCACAAAGCGTTTGGGGCGTCTAATATATCAATACTTACATCGCCCGCATTGGCAGCATCCAGAACTGCGCGATAGCGCATTAGCCAGCGCCTTGCATCGCCAGCGGATGCAAACGGCCCGATATATTTATGCCTGCGCAAATCGCCGTTTTTATCAGTAAGTAAAAACGCATTGGCAAAGTTTAGAATAAGTGGCATTTTATTTTTCCTATTTTGATTTGAGGGGAAAGAGTAGGGCAGCTTGCGCTGCCCTATCCTATGTTATGCGCGCTTTGGTGCGCTAAGTGTTCCGTTGACAGTTGACTTTGCCAAGGCCAGCAATTCTTTTTGTGCCGCCTCTGCATCTTCGCAAGGGCAATCTTCCTTGAAAGTCAGATTGTAAGCCTTTTGCAGATAGTCTAAGAACACTTCCTTTTTGGACTTTGGCGCGTTAGGCGTTCCAGCCTTTGCATCTGCGCCAGCCTTTTCCCGTGCTTCCAAGTCTAAGCGCACCTTGCCAAGCCAGCTTGTCGCATTGCCCTTCCAAGTCGTTTCCCCGCTAATATTGCCCTTGGCAGTGCCAGCCAGCAGGTGCTTATTGCTTACCCCATCATCTGCAAACTTGGCCAAGTCAGCATCACTAAGGCGCTTGCCCTTAATCTTAATGCTGGCCGCCGCGACAAGGCCAAGCTGGCCGCGGTGCATAATGTTTTCATTCGACACCTTGCCAGCCTTTGCATCCTTATCGCTATACGCTGCGGTATTAGCGTAGGTAAAGCCAGCCGCGACAAGTCCATCAATCAGGGCAATGCGGCTTATTTCAGCCTTTGCCCCATCATCAAATGCCTTGCGACCAAATGCGATAAGGGCGTCAATTTTCGTATCCATGTTAGTATTTCCTTATTAGATTGAAAGCCGCAGGGCGTTATTGCCTTGCGGTGAAACTGTTATGCCACTAAATAGCAGGCAAGTGTTGCGTTTGAGCGCCGATAGCATCGCTTTATACGTTAGGACGCGCGACTAACGGCGATTATAGGCGATTTGTGGCGATTTGTGGCGTATCCAGACCCCCACCTACCCCCACCCCCCGCCGACTGACGACCACGTGTGGCTGCCTCTATCATACTATTCCACATAACCACAGCTCTATTTCAGTACATTACATTATATTACATCAGATAGCATTAGATATCATCGCTTGATACCCCCCTCCCCCTTCGTTTTCGGCGCGGCTCGGTGTGTTCAGAAGACGAGGCCCCCCCTTTCCTATTTGGGACTCCCCGTGCAAAAAGCGGCCATATAGCATAAATTGCAAATACCTGATAAGCTCTGCAAAACCTTCCGAACAGGATGCACCATGGAACTTAAAATCGACGCGGATATGCCCATTCCAGATGGGAGCAGCACCGACAACTACATGTCTACACTCAAGGCTGCCGCAAGCACTGCACGTCTCTTAGAAGAGGCAGGGCTGAACTTCACCTTCGGCGACGAAGACCTAGACGATGCAGCCACAACCGCACGGCAGGCAGCACGGAATCCCACGTCGTTGCAGACACGGCAGGCGATAAACATCATACCAAAGAAGACCCCTGCATCCCTTCTCCTGACGGAGAAAATTCTCAACGACTACGGCCACAAGATCGTGCAGGAAGCTGCGCAGGTGCGGCATATGGTGGTCAATAAGCTCATCCAAGAGACCGAGAATCCAGATGCACGCATCCGCGTGAAGGCACTGGAGCTGCTGGGTAAGGTATCCGACGTGGGCCTGTTCAGCGAGAAGCAGGAGATCACAATCACACACCAGACAAGCGACGACCTACGGGCCCGCCTGCGCCGCAAGCTTGAGAAGATGATCGACGTGACACCGACCGAGGATGCAGACTTCTACGAAGTAAACCAAGAAGGGAGCGAGGAATGAGCAATAGTACAGTCGTAGACTTCCGGCCGAAGGCGGAAGAAAGCCCAAAGGCAGAGCCGCACATTTGGGTGTGCCAGTGCGGGTGTAGCACATTCGAGCTGCTGTCCGATGGGACGGTACGCTGCCCAGTATGCGAGTCAGTAACCGAGTCCCCGGATGGCGGTTGGTATAACCCAGACAATACCACGCGCTGGGAAGGTGAAGATGGAGACATCGGGCCCGTACGGGATATCTCCTCCAACGGAAGCGTCGAGTTCGCACAGATGCAGTTGGTCAGTTATGCTAAGGAGAAAGACGCCGCCGCGGTGATCGTGTTTAAAGACAGCGGTACCGTGAGCGTATGGTCTAAGGTGGAGACACAGGAGCAGCGCGAGTGGTTCAAGGACAAGATGGACATCGCCTATGGTCTTGTAGCCAAGCGAGTAGAGCCTAAAGGCGACGTAGATGAGTGAAGACTTCACGCGCGAAGAGCTGGAGCTTCTGCTGCAGAGCGTGGATACTCTCAGCGAGATAGAGCTGCTTGAAGTCGAGAAGATGCTCGAGGAGTTGGATAGGCGCGCGACTCTCCAAGCAGCGCGGGACGACCTGATTGCCTTCTGTCAGTATATGGACGCCAACTACAAGGTTGGTAAGCACCACCGCATCCTCGCAGACCAGCTTATGGCCATCGAAGCGGGCGATAAAGACCGTATTGCCGTCAATATCCCGCCCCGACACGGCAAATCTCAGCTTGTTTCGACCTATTTTCCGGCTTGGTTTATCGGCCGGAACCCCGGAAAGAAGGTCATGTTGGTGTCCCACACCACCGATTTGGCTGTGGATTTTGGCCGAAAAGTGCGAAATTCGATAGATTCTGCGGCATATGGGGACGTGTTTCCGGGTACGGCGCTCGCCGCTGATTCTAAATCTGCGGGCCGGTGGAACACCACAACGGGGTGCGAGTTCTATGCAGCTGGCGTGGGTTCGGCACTTGCGGGCCGTGGCGCTGACTTGCTCCTCGTCGACGACCCACACTCCGAACAGGACATCTTGAACGGTAACTTCACGGCATTCGAGAAAGCCTACCAGTGGTTCGCGTACGGCGCCCGGACACGTCTGATGCCCGGCGGTAGAGTGGCTATCGTACACACGCGTTGGCATTCTGACGACCTGACAGGACGTCTCATCAAGGACATGGCCAACAACGAGGACTCTGATCAGTACGAGGTGATCGAGTTCCCGGCCATCCTCGAGGTCGAGGACAAGGACACGGGCGAGATTGTGCAGCGTGCCCTCTGGCCGGAGTTCTTCGATCTAACCGCTCTGCTGCGCACAAAGGCCAGCATGCCCGTGTTCCAGTGGAACGCGCAGTACCAGCAGAATCCGACGGGCGAAGAGGCGGCGATAATCAAGCGCGACTGGTGGAGAGTATGGCCAGACGATGACCCGCCGGCCGTAGAGTATCTCATCATGGCACTGGACGCCGCGGCCGAAGCAAACAACCGGGCTGACTTTACATCACTGACCACGTGGGGCGTGTTCTTCAATCACGAGGAAGACATGCACCAGATTATCCTGCTCAACGCCATCAAGCGGCGCATGGAGTTCCCCGAGCTCAAAGCCATGTCGATGGAAGAGTACAAGGAGTGGGAGCCTGACGCGTTCATCGTCGAGAAGAAGAGCTCCGGTACGGCACTCTATCAGGAAATGCGGCGTGCTGGGGTTATGGTGCAGGAGTACACGCCTGTCCGCGGTTCGATAAACAACCCGAACAGTAAGATGGCACGCCTCAACTCCGTGTCAGACATAATCTCGTCAGGGCTCGTGTGGATTCCGGCAAAGCGGTGGGCCGAGGAGCTGGTCGAGGAAGTTGCGGGATTCCCGTTCGCGTCAAATGACGACCAAGTCGATACCACGATCATGGCATTGATGCGGTTCCGCCAAGGGGGATTCATCCGACTGCCCACGGACGAGAAGGATGAGGAGTTACCATATAGGAGGAAGGTTGACTATTACTGAGTTCGGGGTATATTCAAGATACTTCTCTCCTCTCTGACTACCCTGCAGGCGACATCCCCTCCCTGTGTTGCCTGCAACTCCCCCCTATTATTACCGTGATTTGGTGCTATACTGAACCAAACCTCGTAGGGGATAGGCCATGGCCATTGAAAAAGTAATGACTCCGTTCGATATGGGCCCACAGGATGAGCCTGATGTGGAGATGATCATCGCCACAGATGAAGACCCAACAATCGAAGTAGATATCGAGAGCGGTGAAGTCACCGTAGATTTTGGTGATGGTGAGGACGACGACGAGGAAGAAGCCTCCGTCGAGCACGACTCAAACCTTGCTGAACATATCGCAAAAGAGGAGCTAGAAAGCCTTGCCAGCGACCTCATAGAATCTTTCATGTCTGACCGCGAGAGCCGCAAAGAGTGGGCGTCCGCATATATCAAGGGCCTAGACCTCCTTGGCATGAAGATCGAAGACCGTACCCAGCCTTGGGCTGGCGCATCTGGCGTATATCACCCCATGCTGACCGAAGCCGTTGTGCGATTCCAAGCGCAGGCCATGGGAGAGCTGATGCCCGCATCAGGGCCCGTCCGTACAAAGATCATGGGTAAGCTGACGCCGGAAAAGGCAGCGCAAGCCCAGCGCGTCCAAGACGAGATGAACTACCTGATTACAGAAGAGATGTCCGAGTACCGTGATGAGCTGGAGCAGATGTTGTTCCGCCTCCCGCTGGCTGGATCTGCGTTCAAGAAGACATACTACGATCCGATCTACGAGCGCCCCACATCTGTCTTTGTTCCGGCCGAAGACTTCGTCGTGTCCTACGGCGCGTCAAACCTGCGAATCTGCCCACGCTTCACGCACGTGATGAAGAAGACAGAGAACGAGGTTCGTGAGCTACAGGTGGTCGAGTTCTATAGGGACGTCGATCTACCTGAGCCCGAGAAAGACCTGACGGATATCGAGGAGAAGTACAACGAGCTGGCTGGCGAAGAAGTATCCTACGATGACGACTCGCGGCGCACGCTGCTTGAGATGCACGTCGACGTAAACCTACCAGAGCCGTTCGAGGATAAAGACGGGCTCGCTCGCCCATATGTCATCACTGTGGACAAGACGTCCAAGACCATCCTGTCTATCCGCCGGAACTGGAAGGAAGAAGACGCCAAGAAGCGCAAGCTTATGCACTTCACCCACTACCCATACCTGCCGGGCATGGGATTCTACGGCACGGGCTTGATCCATCTGATTGGCGGGTTGGCCAAGTCTGCTACGTCAATCATGCGCCAGCTGATCGACGCGGGTACACTATCTAACCTGCCCGCTGGTCTGAAGTCCCGCAGCCTGCGCATCAAGGGTGACAACACGCCGATTATGCCCGGCGAATGGCGCGACGCTGACGTTACGGGCGGCACGCTGCGAGACAGCTTGTTTCCGATGCCGTATAAAGAACCATCGAGCGTGCTGTACACCCTGCTTGGCAACGTGGTTGAGGAAGGCCGTCGCATCGGCTCCGTGGCTGACATTCAAGTTGGCGACATGAGCGCAAACGCCCCAGTTGGAACGACGCTGGCTCTGCTCGAGCGCAGCCTGAAAGTTATGTCCGGTGTGCAGGCGCGCCTGCATGCAGCGATGAAGCAGGAGCTGCGCATCCTGTCGCGGATCATCAATGACTACATGCCCGCGGAGTACGCCTACGAGGTAGAGGGCGACTTCAGCCGCATCGACGACTTTGATGGCCGCGTGGACGTGATTCCCGTGTCCGACCCTAACGCCGCGACCATGGCTCAGCGGATCATGCAGTACCAAGCCGCCCTACAGTTGGCACAGGGGGCCCCGCAGCTATACGACATGGGCAGACTGCACCAGCAGATGCTGGGTGTTCTTGGTATCCAAGACGCGTCCGAGATCATCAAACTGCCCGGGGATATCAAGCCTTCCGACCCTGTCGCAGAAAATATGGCACTGCTGCAGCAGACCCCAGTCAAGGCGTTCTTGTACCAAGACCACGAGGCGCATATCGCTACGCACATGGCCGCACTGCAAGACCCCAAGATTGCTCAGATGGTTGGGCAGTCGCCGTTTGCGGAAGCAATTCAGTCAGCTGCTATGGCCCACATTACCGAGCACCTCGCCTACCAGTATCGCAAAGAGATCGAGATGCAGTTGGGCGTACCGCTGCCGGCAGAGGGCGAGCAACTCCCAGAGGACGTCGAAATTCAGTTGTCTCGTGTCGTCGCGCAGGCCGCAGCAAAGCTGTTCAACAAGAACCAAGCCGAAGCCGCACAGCAGCAGGCAGAGCAGCAGGCGCAAGACCCGCTGACGATCATCCAGATGAAGGAGCTTGAGCTGAAAGAGCGCGAGCTGGATCACAAGATTGGCATCGACACTAAGAAGCTGGAGATCAGCGCGGCCACGAGCGCCGGTAATCTTACCATCCAGAAGGAGCGCGTCGAGAGCGAGAACGACCGAGCGGCCGCAAACACAATGGCCAAGCTGGCCACAGATGCAGTGGCTGCCAATACAAAGGCGCAGGTAGACGGGGCTCGTCTGTCAATCGAAGCCGCGCGAGTACTACAGCAGCGCGATATTAACGTGGGGGGTAACTGATGGAAGATACGATATTTGCCCTGCTCCTACGGGACATCCGCTCGAAAAAGGACGTGATTAGGGACACCCTCGCCGCGGGCGGGGCGGCGTCATTCGAGGAATACTGCAAACTTGTGGGTGAGTATTCCGCGTACGACCGCGTGGAAGGTGACATAAAGTACCTAGAGGAAAGATTTATTGCGAACTGATAGCATATAAGTTACTAGTCCTACGCACACGGATAGTCCGTGCAAGGCACTGTGAGCCTGAATCACTGCAGGAGATAATATGTACGCAGCAAACAAAATTGAGGACGAGAATCTAAAAGCGCGGCTACCCGAGCCGTCAGGATATCGCCTCCTTATTGCCATCCCAGAAGTCAACGAGAAGACCGAGGGTGGCGTTTTTGTCCCAGACCAGCTCAAGAAGGCCGAAGAGACAGCATCCATCGTTGGATTTGTTGTCAAAGCGGGCCCAGAAGCTTACGGCGACGTCGGCAAATTTCCGAACGGCCCTTGGTGTAAAGAGGGTGACTTCGTAATTTTCCGTTCCTACTCTGGCACACGGTTCAAAGTGCTGGGTAAGGAGTTCCGCCTTATCAATGACGACACGGTTGAAGCCGTTGTCGAAGACCCACGGGGGTACAGCCGAGCATGAGCGCGCAAGATAACGAGATTGAAGTCGATTTGGACGACAACAACGAGCTACAGATCGAAATCCAAGACGATACTCCAGAACGAGACCGGGGTAAGCCCAAGGCACCCGACAAAACTGAAACCCAAGATGGCGCCGATGACGAAGACCTCGAGGGTTATTCCGAGAGCGTCAAAAAGCGCATCAGTAAGCTGAAATTTGACCAGCATAGCGAGCGCCGGGCCAAAGAAGACGCTGTACGACTGCGCGAGGAGGCCCTCTCTTACGCGGAAAAAGTCCGCAAGGAGAACGACGAGCTCCGTAAGGCATATGCTGAAGGGGAAACGGCATTTGTTTCTCAATCAAAGGCCCGCATTGATAGCGAACTAGCCGCCACACGCACCGCCTACAAAGCCGCATACGAGAGCGGCGACGCAGATGCCGTACTTGCAGCGCAGGAAAAGCTGATCCAACTGCAAACTCAGGCGGAGCGTATCTCTAACTACAAGCCACGCCCTGCGGCTCCGACTGAGGCACCGAAAGCGGCCCCAAATATCCCTAAACCCGATGATCGCGCCATGAAATGGGCCGAGGAAAACACGTGGTTTATGAACGATAAGGCCATGACTGGTTACGCCATGGGTGTGCACGAGAATCTGGTCGCAGAGGGAGTTGATCCTAAGAGCGAATTGTATTACTCTAAGATTAACGAAGCGGTTCGCCGCACGTTTCCGGATAAGTTTGACGATGGGATTACTGAGGAAAAAGCACCCCGACGTCAGGCTGGCCCCGTGGTCGCCCCCGCTGCTCGCAGCACAAAAGCACCACGCAAGGTCGTGCTAACCTCAACCGAAGTCGCTCTCGCCAAGCGCCTAGGTGTACCGATTGAGAAATATGCGGCGCAAAAACTGAAGGATATGCAAAATGGCTGACCGGACACCACGAACCCTCGAGACCCGCGAAGCGACGGGCTCCCGCAAAAAAACGTGGAAGCGACAGTCTATGCTGCCTACCCCCGAACCGAAAAACGGACTTAGCTTCCGTTGGATTCGCACTTCCACACTGGGTAACGCAGACATGACCAATGTCTCTGCAAGGTTCCGCGAGGGCTATACGCCGGTTAAGGCCGCTGACTATCCTGAGCTGCAAATTATGTCTGACGTTGACTCACGATTCGTGGGCAACGTCGAAGTGGGTGGACTTTTGCTGTGCGCCTCAGCGTCAGAAGACGTAGATGCGCGGGTTGAAGGGCAACTTGAGATCGCTCAAAACCAGATCGACTCTGTTGACCGTAACCTTATGCGAGAATCTGACTCACGTATGCCCCTGCTTCGGCCGGAGCGTACTAGTAAGACCTCATTCGGTAACTGACCTTACCGGCAAACGAAACTGTAGATGAAGGAGATACCCAATGGGTACCGTAAACGCCCCCTTCGGTCTGCGTGTGACTGGTCGTCTTGACAATGGTTCGCTGGAGGTTTTCCGCCAGTATCCCATCGCGTCTGGCTTGGCTGTCAACATCGCTGCTGGAGACATCGTCAACCTAGTTGACAACGGCACTTCGACCACGATTACCAAGCAAACCGGTACGGGCGACACTTCGACCGATATCGCGATGCTGGGCGTGTTCGTAGGTTGCACCTACACCGACCCATCGACCAACCAGATCACGTTCAGCAACATGTGGCCCACGGGCACTGTGGCTTCTGACGCGCTGGCATATGTCGTTGACGATCCACAGGCTCTGTACGTTG